GGTTGTGAGGTTAAAGCCGTCGCAACATCCGCAGATGCATTACGTGGTTATACACCAACAGTACTTGTATTTGACGAAGCGGCATATATTGAAGCGGGAGAAGACTTTTGGGCTGCGTGTATGGCATCTCTATCTACGGGTGGTAAGGTTATTTTAATTTCAACACCTAACGGACATGATCCGATATACTACGGTGTTTATGATCAAGCACTAAGAGGTATGAATGACTTTAAAATTACAGATTTAAGATGGTTTAAAGATCCTCGTTATGCTGGTGATTTAAAGTGGATACGAGTTGATGATATTATTCATTATATGTTGAATAGAGAACAATATAATGATGACGAAATAATTTTAGAACAAGGTTGGAAGGGTTATGAGGATTTACTCGAAAAAGGATATAAACCCTATTCTCACTGGTTTGAGAATATGGCAAAAAAATTCAAATATGATAAGAGAAAAATCGCACAGGAATTGGAGTGTGACTTCCTCGGGTCTGGTGATGGTGTTATCCCAAACACCGTACAGGACATCATAAGAAAAACTATGATCAAGGACCCCATTGAAAAATATATGCAGGGCACTTTTTGGTTATGGAAAGAACCTATTGAAGGTCACAGATATATTATGGGTGTTGACGTATCCCGAGGTGATAGTGCCGATTCATCATCAATATGTGTTATTGATTTTGATGAAAATGAACAAGTCGCAGAATATGTTGGTAAGATCCCCCCTGATGATTTAGCGTCAATAGTTTATAAGTGGGGTACGTTATATAAGGCGTTTGTTGCTACTGACATAACAGGTGGAATGGGTATTGCAACATCTCGTAAATTACAGGAGATGGGTTATAACGACCAATATGTTGACGGTGTAAACACAAATGATATTTGGAAGTATAACAAAAAAGCACAGGAAAAGATACCTGGCATTAATTTTAACAATAAAAGAACACAGATAGTTGCCGCTTTTGAGGAGAGACTTAGACACGGTTTTCTTGTCAGATCCTCAAGGTTACTTAATGAATTAAACACATTCGTTTATATTAACGGTAGACCTAACCACATGAAAGGTGCTCATGATGACGCAATAATGGCAATGGCGATTGCTATGTATGTGGGTGATGTTTGTTTTACTCAGTTAAAGAGAAACGACACCGCAAATAAAGCGATGTTAGATTCTTGGGTATTATCTGAAAGAACATATGAGACTAAGAAATCGTTTTATTCCCATGGAACCGCGTTTGATGCAATTGGTTCTATGAAAACTGACCAAGGAACAATACCTATGAACCCTAATGGTGACGGTAATTTAAGTCTTGATCAATACAAAGAATATATGTGGTTATTCGGGGGTAGAAATAAACAGGTTTAAAAATTGAAATTTTTTTCTTATATTATAATGTATAATATTTATTAATATGGCCAAACAAAATCTAACAGTATATCAAAGACTTACAAAGGTGTTCGGGTTTACCGCAGAGAGACCTACTACACCACAATATAAGTTCGATAGAGATCAAATTCTTAAAACAGATAGTAGAGAGGATTATGAGAAGGAGATGTTGCAACAACAACAGTCTGCATACATATCTGACAAGTGGACAAAACTTGATCAGTCACTTTATAATCAATCAGTATACTATGAACCAAATAGGTTAGCAGCATACTACGATTACGAATCAATGGAGTTTACACCTGAGATTTCTGCGGCATTGGATATATACTCTGAAGAGTCAACAACACTTTCAGAAAAAGGTGAAATCTTAACCATATATTCAGAATCTAAAAGAGTAAAAAATATTTTAGAAGATTTATTTTATAACATATTAGATATTAATACAAATCTACAAATGTGGTGTCGTGGTACTTCAAAGTACGGTGACAACTTCGTTTATTTAAAAATAGATCCAAGTAAAGGTGTTATTGGTTGTCAACAACTACCAAACATAGAAATAGAAAGACAAGAGGGGGCAGCATCACAAGTACATAAGTCAGAACAACCTTCAGGTGTTCAACTACCGAGTAGAGAACTTAGGTTTACATGGAAAAACAAAGACATGGAATTCCAAGCTTGGGAGGTTGCACACTTTAGACTTTTAGGTGATGATAGAAAATTACCTTATGGTACATCGATGTTAGATAAGGTTAGACGTATATGGAAACAATTACTTCTTGCGGAAGATGCGATGTTAATATATAGAACATCAAGAGCACCTGAAAGAAGAGTATTCAAAGTCTTTGTTGGTAATATGGATGATAAAGATATTGAATCATACGTACAAAGAATTGCAAACAAGTTCAAAAGAGATACTATAGTAGATCCAAAAAATGGTCAGGTTGATATGAGATATAACCAAATGGCTGTTGACCAAGATTATTTTATACCTGTTAGGGATCCTTCACAAACATCACCTATTGAAACTCTACCAGGAGCACAAAATTTAGGTGAGATTGCGGATATAGAATATATCCAAAAGAAATTATTAGCGGCACTAAGAATACCTAAGGCATTTTTAGGTTTCGAAGAAATAGTGGGTGAAGGTAAAAGTCTCGCATTGATGGACATTCGTTTTGCGAGAACAATCAATAGAATTCAAAAATCATTGATTCAAGAACTTAATAAGATTGCATTAGTACACTTATATCTATTAGGTTTGGAAGATGAGTTAGATAATTTTACATTATCATTAACTAACCCATCGGCACAATCTGATCTCTTAAGAATTGAACAATGGAAAGAAAAAGTAACTCTATATAAAGATGCAACTTCAGATCAATCACAAATAGGTATTCAACCTGTTTCACATACTTGGGCTAAAAAGAATATCCTTGGTATGAGTGATAATGATGTAGTTCTTGATTTACAACAACAACGACTCGAAAGAGCGATGGGTGCGGAATTAGGTATTACTCAGAACATTATTAAACGAACGGGCATATTTGATGAGGTAGATAAGAAATATGGTATTCCTGAAGAAGAAAGACAATCGATGGATGATTCAGGTCAATCCGCACCCGCAGATGGTGGGGGAGGTGATGACTTTTTATCGGGAGGTGGAGATAGTTCGCCACCACCGCCAGACGATGCACCTTTAAGTGAAGGTCAAAAAACAAAAAAGACTAAAATATTAGGTGAATTGGGAGACGAAAAATTAGAATTTGATGATCTTTTTGATTCCGAGAAGGCACAACGTAATATTTATGAGATAGAGAATAAACTCAAAGACATTATAAACGAGTAATTATGGAGACATTCGGAACAATTAAAAACAAAATATTAATAAAACTCACCGAAAGTTACGGTGATGATAAATTCAAAGAACACCTTAATAAGGTTTTTAGACCTATTATGGAAAATGAGTCTCTTAAAGAATTATATTCTTTATATGAAGAGATAGAGACAATGTCTTTTGGAGATAAAGAAACAGCAATAATTTATGTGGATGAAATATCTAAAGTATTAAATACAAGATATGATAAGATGACAGATACGTTCCACACAAGATTATTAAAGACGATAAATGAACATTTAAAGGATGTTGAGTGTAAACCAAATGAATTGTATGAACACTTAGATACTCTATTAATTCCTGATACTTTAACAAACATATCAAAGAAAGTCTTGGCAAAGAAAAAACTTGTAGAACATCTTACAACTCCAAAGACGATTGAAAATGTTACATTTAAGTCAGTGAATGAAAACTTATTAAATTCAGTTTTAGTAAATAACTTTAACGTTTCATATGATGAACAGTTAACAGAAAATGAGAGGGAGAAATTGAAAGATTATATGTCTTTAAGTGGAAAAGAGATCCAAGAAAAATTTTCTGAACTAAAGGAATCTGTATATGAAAAGTTAGATACACTTAGTGAGGGTGAGAAAGATTTCACAGAGAAATCTAAGCAAGTCAAAGACGAGGTAGGGGAAATGGGAGTAACCCGTTACAATCTATTTCGATTAGAGGATTTATCAAACAATCTAATTTAAAACAATTAAAGTGTCCCATCGGACACTTTTTTTTTACTTCTCTTCTTCGGTCCTAATTTTTTGAATGTAGATTGCCTTTTGTTTTTGAAGTCTTTTTTTAACAGAGGGTTTTGTGAATTGTTTACCTTCTCTTAATTTGTTAATTTGTTTTGTTCGTCTAACCTTTTTTCTGAGTCTTTTTATTGCCGACTCAATTCCACCTTTATCTTTATTTACTTTTATTATTAACATACTAGAATATATAATAAATATACTAGAAAAATTTGATATAATAAATAATTTTACGTATTATTTTATTACACCATAAAAGAGATAAGATGGAAAAAAATGAAATTAGGAAGATTTATCCCATTAGGAAACTACAGGGATGTCAAAATAGGTTATGGTACAATTAACCATAGAGATTTAAAAACAATATATCTGAAATTAAATTCGTGGTTAGAACCACAAGATTCTGATATTAATTATGATTCGATAGTAAAACTTTCGAGAACCAAAGTAAGAAAACTAATATATAATTTAGGTTTTGATATTTTTAGACCTGAGAGTATTGTTGATTTAGATATAAGAACAAAAGGTATTAGTAAAGAAAAAAGGTCTTTTATGGATTTGGAGATTACTTTATACGTCCTCAAAGACATCAATATTAAAAGTGAACAACTAAAACAAGACATAAATTCTTTAGTAAGAGAGATAGTTGACACTTGTCTAAACGACGAATTATTATTTAATTTCAACAAAAAGAAAAAATAACTTAGATATTGATGTATTTATAGGTAATAAAACTATAGATACATGAAGGTACTAGGACCAAACGAAATAGGTAAAGGAATTCTCATAGAGTATGATGCAGGTCATATATCTCCTGAGGAGAATAAAAAGGTGATACGAGAAATGAAGGGGATTGATTTCTCTGAAGATATCGTTCTTTACGCTGTTTTACAGAAATTCGACACACCAAATAAGAATGGTAGAATATATCCTGAAAAACTTCTCAAGAGAGAAGTAGAGAAATATCAGGATGTTATTGGTAAAGGTTCTGCACTAAATGAACTAAACCACCCCTCATCATCACTAATAGATTTAGATAGAGTTTCCCACACAATTGAAGAAACGTGGTGGGACGGTAAAATATTAATGGGTAAGATAAAACTACTCTTATCCCCTGGTTGGAAGAAATCAGGAATTGTAAGTACTAAAGGTGACCAAGCCGCAATGTTACTTATGAACGGTGTTACTCTCGGTATATCCTCAAGAGGAGTAGGATCACTAAAATCAGAAAAAGGACAGAATATAGTCCAAGGAGACTTTGAATTGGTTTGTTTTGACTTAGTTTCATCTCCATCTACACCAGGGGCATACGTTTTTAAAGATATTGAAGATAGAGATCAATATGAAGAATCTATTGAAGAACAACCTGTTGTCGATGAAAAAATGTCAAGGTTAATGGGTAAGTTAGACAATTTCCTGTCAAGATAGTTAATTTTTCTTTGATCCGAACATCATTAAACTTATTTTTTCTGAATTACGAAGTATTTATTAGTAAACAATTTTATAACAAATGAAAAAATCCATTTTAGAACAAGCATTGCTACAAGTCCAAGACTTGGAAGAGGCAGTTAAGCAAAACGCAAAAGGTATACTTGCTTCCACGATGAAGGAAGAACTAAACGATGTGCTTAATGAAACCATGGAAGAAGAGGTAGTTGAGGGTAACAAAACTCCTATAACAGAAGACGAACAAGATATACCAATCTCGGAACAATTTGATGACGAGGAAGGGAATGAAGACGAAGCTTCGATAAATGACGAACCATCAGACGAAGAAGATCCTGATTTAGAAGATGAGGGTTCTGCGGAATCAGACGAACTTGATATAGATGATATTGATAGTGAAGATGAGGAAGAAGAATCAGCAATGGATGATGAAGGTGACGATGATGTCTTAGATATGACCGATGCTTCTGACGACGAAGTTCTTAAGGTATTCAAATCAATGAAACCTGAGGATGGGATTGTTGTAAAGAAGGACGGTGATAACGTCGAATTAGAAGACGGAGACGACGAATACATTATTAAACTTGATAGCGAAGAAGGTGACATCGATGAAACAAACGAAGGTGACGCTCACGAAATGGGTGAGGGTGACATGGAAGCGGAAGAAGAAGTATCAGAAGAAACTGAAGAAGAAGTAGCTGAAGAAGCTGTGGAAGAAGAAGTATCAGAAGATATGGAAGCGGAAGAAGAGGTTTCAGAAGGTGATGACACTGTATACGAAATTGAGTTAGATGACGTAGACGAAGGTGAAGTCTCTGAAGAGGTTACAGAAGGTGACGCTCACGAAGGTGAGGGTGACGATGATGTGGCTGAAGAAGTTTCCGAAGAAGAGGTATCTGAAGAAGAAGTCTCTGAAGAGGAAGAAACTCATGAAGAGGACGTAGACGAAGCTGCAAGAACAACTTCAAACGTTCACGGTGATAAAGGTGGTCAAAACAGGGCAGGTATTAAAGGTAAGACTAAATACAAGTCAGGTGCGATCAACGAGGAAGTTAAAACTTTAAAGAAACAAAACACTGAATATAAAAAGGCGTTAATTTTATTTAAAGAGAAACTTAATGAAGTCGCTGTGTTTAACGCTAATCTAGCGTACGCTACGAGATTGTTCACAGAACATTCTACTACTCGTCACGAGAAATTAAACATTTTGAAGAGATTTGACTCAGTCACTTCTTTAACAGAATCGAAGAGTACATACAAAACAATTAAAACAGAATTGGATTCTTCGAAGAACATTACAGAAACTGTAGTCGATAAGATCGCTTCAACCCCGACAACATCTTCATCTCAAGAAGTACTTTCAGAAACAAAAGCTTACGAAAGTCCTCAGTTCAAGAGAATGAAAGATTTAATGTCAAAAATAAAATAATAAATAACTTAAATTAAAACTCAATTAAAAATGGGAGCATTATTAGAAAGTGGTATGGTTGGTAACATCGGGTTAAAACACCTGAGAGTTATCAAAGAAGATACCATCAAAAAATGGGATGACCTCGGGTTCTTAGAAGGACTTGAAGGACACCAAAAAGACAATATCGCCCAATTATATGAGAACCAAGCTTCACACTTGATTAACGAAGCTGCAGTATCTGATTCATCTGGATCATTTGAAACTGTAGTATTCCCGATCATTAGAAGAGTATTCTCAAAATTGTTAGCGAATGACATTGTATCTGTACAAGCAATGAACTTACCAATCGGTAAATTGTTCTACTTTGTACCTAAAATTCAGGATAGAAACGTAGCAGGAACTGTTCAAAGTCATAACGAACCATACGGTATGCCAGGGAACGCTGATGCGTCTACTAAAGGTTATGGTGCAAACCAAAGAAACCTTTATGATAGATTCTATGAAGAAGGTGACGGTGCTGAAGAAGGATTATTCGATTACTCTAAAGGAGAATTCGATGTAATCACTCTAACGGCTAATAACTTTGTTACTTTCGCTGAAGGTATTGCAACTGAAGACGCTACTGCATTAGCAGCAGACGGACCAAGTGTAATTATCACAGCTACTGGATTTGCAAAAGCAGGTCAAGGAAAGATCTCAGGTCCTAACGGAAACGAAATGGATTCTGAAGAATTTTTGGCTTCATTAGAAGTAATAAAAGGTGGTAAATCATTACCATTTAACATTGTAACTCAAAAGTACGGTAAAGGTCTTGTTGAGTACGGTGGAAAAGGAACAGGTATTACGGGTCAATTCCCTGACATCTGTGACGAAGACGGTAAAATCTTCATAAACGTGGACTTACAAAGTTATTCAGCAGCTACAGGTTTTGCAGACGCTGGACAAGGTGATGTACCAACTGACTTTACTCTTACATACAGACAGTATTCTTCTCTTGAATTTGAAGATGCTATCGGTGAGGTATCTTTTGATTTAGAATCAGTAACAGTTTCTGTAACTGAAAGAAAATTAAGAGCTAGCTGGTCTCCTGAACTTGCACAAGACGTGTCTGCTTTCCACAACATCGACGCTGAAGCTGAGTTAACTGCATTGTTATCTGAGCAAATCGCGGCTGAGGTTGATAGAGAGATCTTAAGAGACTTAAGAAAAGGAGCGGCTTGGAACTTAAAGTGGGACTACAATGAGTGGAAATACGGTGGAGACGCTGGAAAAACACTACAGGGTTATACTCAAAAGGATTGGAACCAAACGTTAATTACTAAAATTAACCAATTATCGGCTCAAATCCATAAAACTACACTTAGAGGTGGTGCTAACTGGATCGTTGTTTCTTCTGAAGTTTCAGCAGTATTCGATGACTTAGAGTACTTCCACGTATCTAATGCAGGTGCAGAACAAGATCAATACAATATGGGTATTGAGAAAGTTGGTACTTTAGCAGGAAGATACCAAGTGTTTAGAGATCCTTACTTCCCAGCAGGGAAAGTGTTAGTAGGACATAAAGGTAAGTCGTTGTTAGACGCAGGGTACATTTACGCACCTTACGTACCATTACAACTTACTCCTACAATGTATAACCCATTCAACTTTACACCGATCAAAGGTATCATGACCAGATACGCTAAGAAAATGGTCAACAACAGATACTTTGGTGTGATCAATGTAAAAGGTTTACAAACATTCAACTTAGATACTTTAAGATAATATTTCTTAAAATTATTCTAAAAACTAAGAAAGGGGACATTGTCCCCTTTTTTTTATGCTCTATTTTTCGTATACTATATCATATGGTATGGAAAGAATATTTTATTAATATTGCGGAACAAGTAAAGGAGAAATCTAAAGACATTAAGACACAGATAGGTTGTGTAATAGTCGGAGAAGATAAAGAAATCCTTAGTACGGGTTATAATTCATTTCCAAGAGGTCTAAATGACAATAAAGTTTCGAGACAAGAAAGACCCGAAAAATATTATTGGTTTGAACATGCAGAAAGAAATGCAATATATAATGCGGCAAGAATTGGAGTATCCTTAAAGAAATCGACCGCATATCTCACTTCAGGGTTACCGTGTATGGATTGTGCACGTGGTTTAGTACAATCGGGAGTAATAAAAATAGTTTGTAAGGAACATTGTACGACTAAAAATTTAAGTAAGTGGAAAGAGAACCAAGAACGTTCTATTGCTTTACTTCATGAGTGTGGGGTAGAAGTCGAGTTTTATTAATTTTTCTAACTCTAACTCTTAAATCACCCGTACCTTTCAATATTCTATGGTATTGACCCTCAGGTATTATAATCTTGAGATCTTTTGTAATTTCTATGGGTAATTCATTATCCATTTGGAATTTCCAATCAGTTTCATGTAAAAAAGTAACTTCCCTGTACTCATTATCAAAGTGCCACTTTAATTCCGATTCATTTAAGTTCTCAGAAAATATCCTTGTACTGTAATTATCCGAAAGTACTTCTCTAAAAGGTAGGGTCTTTTTCACAGTTTTTGGTTTTTAGATTTAAACCGAGTAGATTCGGAAAGTTTTTGATGTTTTGTTTTTCTACCTTTAACTCTTTTTCTCCACATCTTAAATGAGGAGTCTTTCATATGAGTTCTCATTATTTTACGAACTTCATTCTCTTTGACACCAAATTGAAATTCTATTGCATCAAAGGGGGTTCTATCTTCCCATGCCATTTCAATAATTCTATCTACGTTTTCCATGGGGAATTTTCTTAGAGTTATGTTTTTTAATTATTGATACAATCGCTAAGTACATATCTTTGTCATAAACATACATTTCCCTTAGTGAGTTGTTTGTTACTTTAAGTGGTCCTTTACCATCTTCATAACTGTCAAAGTCTTTCGATATCTCACCTACTTGATATCTATGAGAACAATACACCTCATAACTTAAGGGTACTAATTCATCATTATCTGTATCATATTCTTCTGAGTAATACTCTCCATAATAATAATCATCCTCTAACTCATCATCGATACACACAAAAAATGTTTCAGTGTTCTTCAGTTGGACAACTGTCCACCCCCATTTATTATCACGACCAATAAAATCAAAGATATTTTCAATATCATCTAACTCGTCATTCCTGAAACCTTCTCTTTCGGGTTCGGGATAATCAGGCGGACTTAGATAATCGTATTCAATAAGATCAAGTAGTTTCATATTACCAAGGATTTGAAGACTTTATACCTAACGCTTTACGGTATCGTACAATATTACAACTCCAATACCCCGATTTAGTACGGTCTTTCTTCTCACTACACTTATGTCGTGCTCTGAAGGATTTAGCGGCAGCCTTATTATTATTTCTTATTTTCATTTTAGGGTCACCAAATGTTACTTTCTTAATTGTACCTTTTGGTGTTTTAACATATACCGCAAATTTCTTAGGTCCACCTGGTGTTCTGAAAGGTTTGTTTAACTTAACATTCTTTCCCCTATGTTTGGCCTCAAGTAAATGTTCATCTTGATTTTCTATAAATGGAATGTCTAAATAAACCTCTTCTCCTTCATAAAGTCCTGTTTCTCCGATATCGGTTTTAATTAGGTCCAAATCAATTCCTGAGACTTCTAAGACATTATCTTCTACTAACTGACGTACTTCATTGTAAATGTTGAAGAATTCGTTAGAATAGATCCTATATACGTTTTCGACGATTGGTAGGTTATTGTTGATATGGTATTGTAACCCTTCACTTAGTACTTTTGATTCATTAACTAAGTTAAGTTTAGGTTGTTGTATGTCTAATTTTTTTTGTTCTAAATTGTTAAATACTAAGGAGATTATTCTTCTCTCATCAATACTTGTGTATGTTGGTGTATTTCCTTTTCCTACTTTGTTACTTTTCCTTTCTGCACGTCTTTTCTGTCTTGTCATTTTCCTCTTTTGTTTCTTATTGTAGGATCCTGAGGTTTTAGGTGTTCTTTTGTTAACTTTTTTAGATGGTCTACATTTAGGGTAACCCTTTCGTTTCTTATCACCATCAGCGTCTTTACGACCACAAGGTGGGTGTTTACCATCAATCTTTCTTGAAACGTCAACCCATTTTTCTTTGAACCATCTCCCAAGATCTTCTTTTAATACTTCCCCACTTTCAAGACACTCGTTAATGTATTGTTGGTCTTCTTTACTTACTCGTATTTTTCGCATGTAAAGATCCGTGTTGTCCTCACCACATTTGTGGCACACGTATGGATCGTCACCTCCTTTGGATAAGTCCCAATTCCATTCACAACCTTCACACTGTACTTTCATTATTTCTTTTTCTTTTTACAATAAGAACCTGAACAACGTTTTTTACCGTCTAATCCTTTGATTTTTCCTTTACACACTTGTACAGCATAACCATTAGCATAAGCACTTGGGTAAACATCAAATTTAGATTTAGCGGCAGATAAACCTCTTGAACATAAAGTATTTTTCTTCTTCTTCTTTTTCTTCTTTTTTCCTTCATGTATCTCATCATGAACGTCATCTTCAGTCTTGTTCATGAGAAAATCTAATACTTGGTCCATATTTTCTTTAGCGACACTAACGTGATCGTCAGCCCAATCATGACCATTCAATAAAATATGATCAATAATGTCTTTATCTAACTCTAATAATATTTCACATTGTCTGTGAATTTGTTTAAGGTTACTAAAGAACATATAGTTTGGTGTTGATCCACCCTCAGTTGTGATCCCTTCTTTTAATTGTTTTATATGACTTTTAATAATTTTTTCTAATTCCATAACTTTTTTTTGATTAATTAAATTGTCCTGAATCTTCTTTTATTTGCCCAAATAACTCTATTGGTACGACCCATAAATGATTTCGTTTGAACTCGGTCATTAAAATCATTTCTGATATCATTGAGTTGTGTGTTCCCGTTGTCTTGATTTTTTATCATATTATTTTAAATAGTTTATTTTTCTGATACAATCTCAAAAGTAATCTCATCTTTATACGAGATTTCTTCATTGTGTTTTATACCTCTTATTTCAATAAAATATTCTCTTGGAATAAGAATAGATGTATCAATTACAAAACTATTTTCATTGGTTACATCTAAATATGTCCAATCAAATACATTTACGTGGGTAGAACCTTCTTTTATGTATATTCTATAGAATACTTCATCAAAAAGAACATCGTTTGATTCCGATATTGTTCTAAATTTTGCGGTGATCTTTCTAACTTCACCAGATTTTATCTTCTCATTCTGTTGGATACCTGAATATTGTACTATATATTTTTTAAGTTCAGATAGATTTTCACCAAGACTAAATTTAGATGAGTATGGTTTTGGTATAAATTTTTGTGTTATATCAGGAAATGTGTTTCCTTCTACATTAATACCTTTCCATACATCGTAAAAAAATCTTTTTCCGTCACAAATTAACCCGTTAATACCAAAAGTCACTTTATAAACACCTTTTCTTACTTTATCAACTGTTAAATTTGTAAGACCATTTATAGGTGTTTGAGTTGAATCAAGAATATCTACAGATGGAATATTATCCAAATCAAAGAAATTGGTTTCCTTATTTACATAAAGAAATAGATTTTGATTTGTTTTCTCAATGAAATTTTGTCTATCATCTAATATTCTGTCATCGAAAGTTGTTTGTACAAAAGGTTCGAAGAATGTTTGTGTATATTTTGAAAAGAACGCCACTGATTGGTCTACCTCTTGAGTTATCGTTTCATATAAAGGATCAAACGCAATACCTAAACCGTAATTTATTGTGGATCCTGTTAGAATATCATTTACATAAGATGTAATATCCATTTCAAGATTTTCATTTCCATTATCAAATTGTTGTGATGATATGATAGTTGGGTTGTTCGTATATACACCGTCATAAGACCAAGAATCTAGCGTGGTTCTGTTGAACCAGTTTGACGGTCTTACATCGAATGTATCATTTCCTGTTGTGAAGTCGGATCCTGAATCTTCATAGTCGAATCCAACCCCTTCATCCCAATACTCTGTTATCTGAAATAAGATTAGTTTAAATGACGATGTTCTTTCTCTACCCGTGCCTCTTTTAGCACCAAGAAAAGTTTCATCACCAAATATAGTATTTGTCATGTGGAGTACATGTTTAGTATTACCATCTAAAACGTACGTACCATCTGTGACCTTTGATTTTACATCATCAAAGTCTACAGTAAATAAGAATTTAGAGAATCCCGATCCGTAGAAAATTTCCGTTGACGGGTTCTTCGCGGTGTTAACCTTTTTATTCTTAATTATTGTATTATTTTTATTAAAATATGAACGAAAGTATGACATCTTTAAAAACTCTTTCTATATAAATATCTATTAGTTTATTCTAATCGATTTATTTAGTATATCATTTTCAAGAGTTTGGTAAAGATTCATTAATTTATCCCAATCAGGGTAACCATTTTTGACCATAGGTTTGGTCGGATTATGAGCGTGACCCGCCACTACTCTAACTAATTGATCTATAAAGGCAAGTAGAGTTTCACCTCTCACTGTTGCGTAGGTATTAGGTTCAATTTTAGTTAGTAAGTCTTCTTGGGTGTATTCATACTTGTTTAATTTACCAAATGGTATCGACTTAGTTCCAACTTCATTGGTTTCGGTCGATATAAAGTATATTTTATCTGATGATAATGTACCAAAAGATTGTTCTTGTCTGTTAGAAAGAGTTTTTAAACGTCTTACTTTTCTTTTTTTCTCTTTTTCTTTAGGTATTGGTTCATTTAAGTCAAAAATTAGTCCTGCACCATTGTAAATTTCGGCAGTACAACCATCAGGTTTAATATTACTTAAAAATGTTTCATCATTGAGTCCTTGGTCTGGTCTGAAGTAAAAAGGATGTAATTTCTTGTTAGGTAATCTACCATCAAATGAACTTAAAGATTCATTACTCAACCTACAAATAGTGTTTCTTATTGTAACATAACACTCTTCATATGAACTTACACTTTGAGTAAAGGTTGGTGTTGATGTGGTATCATCAAGGTTGATTAATTTTGTTGCTGTCGAATATGAAGATATTGGTCTTGCGGTATTTGTATTAAAAACACTCGTAAGAAATACATCACCATAAACGTCTTTCACTTCATATACAAACCAATATATTGTTGATGGATTATTCACACTATCGACCATATACTCAACAACGTATTGTAATTTTTTTATTGGTAATTCCTTAATTACTTCTTCAATTTCTTCAAACATCTGTTTGACACCGAATTTTTTTAATGATAGTAGAGACATTTTATCGGACATAATAGGAAAATTGACTATATCAACCTTTTCCTTATCACTTGCAGCGTCTTTACTAAGTAACTTACCACCTCTTAAGTTAATCCCATCTTGAGTGAATAATATGTCTGAACCATATTTACCATAGATTGCGTAATCCTCTTTTTTTGCAATACTTCCTTCAGACTTTTCTTTAACATATACACCGTCTTTGGTGAATATATCTTTCATTTTTTTAACTACATTACCGTATGAGGTGTTCTCTACTTGTCTTGTCCCTATTTGTGAATTAAAATCGTGTGTCGTGGTAAATGGACCCGAAATATATTCTCTATTTATTAGTGGATTTTCGGGATCATATGTAAGTAGTTTTACTGTTTGTCCTAATTCAGGAACAAAATTCAGATTAGTTGGTAGAAAAGGATTGGCAACAAAAGGATCCTTCTCAGTCCATAAATCATAATCAATAGCACGTTCAACATCACCCGTCATCATCCCCTTAGGTTTGATACGTACCCTACCTATACCTTTTGGGTCACTGTTATCGGTGACTATCGCTAAAGAGATTATTGACATTATTTAAATCTGTTTGAAAGTTCTTCGTTTATTAAATTATAGGACGATTCTACTTTGTCCAAATATCTTGTAAGTGTGACTATCTGATCTTTTGTTTTCTCAAACTCCACATACAAGAATTTTTCACATTCCCCTAAATCTTTATTTGATTTATCTTGAGGGTTTTCTACAATGTCTTGAATTTTGTTTACATCCATAATTATAAGATTTTACCTGCACTATTAATAATACCTGGTGGGATCACTATTGGACCTACTGGTGTTGGTACGGTTATCATTTTATTCCCCACTTTAACAAAGGAGTTTGTGTCAATTTCTTCTTGATTCCCATCAATAATACTTTTTACCATTGAAATCATTTCATTAGGTTCACCATAAACAGGTCCTGTGTTTAATCCTGATGCAGACATTCTTTCTGTTGCGTTCATAAATGCTCTATCTGCACTATAACCTGGTAAAAAGTCAGAGAGTCCTAATAAAATCCCTGGTATATTTACTTTTGGTCCACCGACCCTTAATGCCGTATTAATTAAGTCTATTACCGCACCGAATAAATCAGCACAACTCTTTATACCCATTGCTAATATCCTTCTCAAAAGACTAATTAATGCCGTTAATATTGTAATGTATCGTTTGTACTTATTTAATAATATTTTTGCAACGATTGCAGTAACAAACGCTAATAAATCTCTTTTAATAAGTTGCCAAAATTCCTCTATAAATTTCCAAAATACGTTTTTGATTATCTTGTAGAAAAGTTTGTAGAACTTTTTCATTAGGTCTTTAACGGAACCAGCAAAGTTTGTTAATTGTTTCCATGCTATAACTAAAGGTAAAAATATCTTAGGTCCTAAATATGCACTTACAATTGCCTTTGGAACATTTAATACAAAAAGGTTTATTAGTTCAAGATTTATATTGTCAATTAGTTTGGGATCACTCCCCGAATTTAATAGTGCGTTTCTTGCCGCATCTTCTAATGTGTTGTTTACTAATTGATCTAAATTCCCATTTTGAGAGAGGACCACAAAATCCTCGAAGTTTGAAGAGGATGATGGTACTTCAAAATTACCACAATCAACAAACCTTAAAACTTTTCTATATCTAGCGTCCTCGTCGTCTAAATCAATACCTTCTACATCTGCAAAATCAAAATAAGATTCAACATCTAAGTCATTTTCTGAAAATTGTTGACTTGTGGTTTGTATTAAGTTACTTTGTTCTTCTTGACCACATATTTTAAATAACTTATTACATAATCTATTAAGACCGTTAATTGCTTCATCAAATATCTGTGGGTTTTCACCATCACCTTGAAGAGTCATTAACATACTTGTTTTAATAATGTAATTTAAATCAGGGGTTTCTATTGAATCGTAATATTGTGAAACAAAATCACCTACCTTAGGTACATTATTACCCCCTCCTTGATGAAGACCCGACACATTCCATTCTTGTAACGATGAGTTCCAATTCATGTCAAACATCGATTGTCCTTGGTTTGATGAAAAGGTATATGGACCATTAAAAGACCCGTATAGATCTCTATTCATTTTGGTTGTTCCATAAGATGGTGAGGGTGCCTCGTACATGATCTGACCAACTTTCGAAGTTGGTTCAGTTTGTAACATTTCAAGAAAATCTATTTCAGTCGGTTTGATTATCATAGAATCACTTGGCATATTTGTCTCAACACCACAAATACTTGTATCTGAATCTACAAATAAAACTTCCTTAACACTGTCTTGTACTATTTGTTTACCTGACTTAAGGGTTTTATCCGCAGATTGTAACGCATATCTTTTGATTTTGTTACCTGTGATTAATTTATCACCGACTTGTATCGTATTTGATTTAGAATTAAGGAATCCCGATGCAGTATCAATTAATGACCCGAATATGTTCTCCTTATTTTCGTTACTTTTCTTACTAAATTTAGATGTTAGACCACCTATTTTACTTTGTAATAATTTATCTACGTTAGTCACACCTTCCCCATAAAGATCGTACAAGTTATCAGAGGATAATTTTGGATTATCATTAATCTTCTTAATTACCTCTATCTTGGACTTTATTTTATTTCTAAGTGTACTAACCTTACCCATTACATTTTATAATTTTTGGTATCGGATTCTGATGAGGGTTCATCATCTTCTTTCATTAACTTCTCAAGTAAAATTCTATCTTCTTCAGTCAAATCTAATTTACCACCACTTTGTGTTGAACTACCTGTACCTGATTGTTTCATTATGGCACTTTGTAACTTTACTAATGATATTTTCTTTTCAGTACAATCATTTAGTATTTTTTGTTGTTCTTTTATAACTGGTCCAATCACACTCATATCCTCCGCCTCTTTCATGAAACTTAACATCTTTTTTGTTATCATACTTGCAGTTTGTTTCTGCTCTACGATATCATTGTAAATTTCTTGCATGAGAGACAATGCAGAATCGGTATCAAACGATAGTATATTCTTTTTTCTTCTCATAACTATAAATATTAATGTTTAATATTCTATGAAGGCAAGTTTAAGTGTTTCGTAAAGTTTCTTATACTTCTTCATTGCTACCCGTATTTCCTTAGTGGTTAAAGATGTCATTTCTCTTAAAGACAATAAAATTAGATTTTTATTGAATTTATTACCTTCACCGATTTGAAATACCTTTTCAAAGTTTGAAAATACTTCTATAAGTGCGTAACCTAACTTCTTTTCATTCACGTTAAGTTCTTGTTCTTCTACAAATACTTCGAGTTCTGTTGTTAGTTTATTAACTACGTCTTTATAATCGATGATTTCTTCATCTATAATGTAAGAAAGGTCCGCCCTATCTTCTATCCGTGAGGATATATCTTCATAGGATACAGACCTATTCTGTTCTTTTTGATCTTTCTGTATCATACCCATAAGGTAATTCTTACAGATCGTACCAAAATAGGAATACGCTTTGTAATTCTTTGTTGTGTCAAACTTACTGATCTTAGTCATCAAAAATGACATGGTATCAGTGTGAATTTCTATAAATTCTAAGTCTTTTCTATATAATTTGTAACGACGGATTATACTTTCCACCATTATTTTGAGAGGTTCTCTTAAATATTCATTGAATATCTTATTCTTTTCTTCGTCGTTTTCGGATTCTAAATATCGTACTACCGCTTGTTCTTGCTCCTCCCCAAAGTACATTTTTTGGGTTCGCTTTCTCGGCATTAATTTTCTACATATTCTACTTCTCGTTTATTTTTGAAAAAGAATTCTTTCTTTGCTGTTTCTAACCAAAACTGAGCTTCTTTAGTTTTAAGTTTGTCTTCTTCACTGTTTTTATAATTCCAAAACAATGACCCCTCTCTAAAATTAACGTGTTTATACCCCGTCTGTGGGATGACCGCGATTTTGACACCATTATGTGTCAATCTCAATAAAAACTCATAACTAAAAGTGAGTTTAATATTATCTTTAAATGAACCATTAGATTTTACCGCTTCTGTTTTATAGAAACCACCACTTGTTTGGTAGTTTTGGTAATCTAATAGGACTTCGTTGTTTAGTACTCCTTGGGTCTCTGTGAAACCATAAGCCCATACAGACTCATTTGTGAAGTTTAATAATTTACCTTCAGTATTTACATCTTTGACTACTGTCAAAAATACATCGATATCTTCTCCGAATGAATCTTTGTATGTTTCAAAAGATCTTAACCAATTATTAGTATACACATCATCAATTTCTAAAATGGAAAACCATTCCGTTTTACATTCTTCAATACCTAAGTTTACTTGTGAACAAAAACCCGTATCTCCTTTGTTTATTGTGAGTGTAATTTCTAATTTATCGGATAAACCCTCTTTGGTTAATGAACCGACAACGTCTTTTGGTCCAACGATGTTTAAAACTACATCATCGTGAAATTGTTCCACTGATTCGACCGCTTTACTTAACATTTCACCATAATCACCATCTATTGTGTGAATTGGTAGTATTACTGTTATATTTTTCATGCTGTTACTTCTTCTTCTTTAAATTTATCCAATGCCTCCTCAATAAGTTTTACTCTTGAGTTTTTCAAAGAATTGAAAATTGAGAGTACATTATTATCTATAATATCATCAGTATAAGGAACTAATGACTCTCTCATTTTTTCTTTGACATCATCTTTTATTGTCACACCATCTAACCATGCTAAGACATACGTACCAATTAATTCAACAATCTTATTGATATCATAAGTCCAAATTCCATTCTCACCTATCCATTCGGGTTCCCTTGTTGGTATTTTACCAATTACAGGAACTTCAGATTTCATAGACTCTAAAGGGAATGTTCCAAAAGTTGAATCATCGTCCATCCAAACGGAACATATACATTCTCTAAGTTGTTTTGAAAAGTCCTCATAAGTCATTTGTACCATGTCTTTGAAAGTAATCCATCTTAGTTGTGGATATCTTAAGTAAAATTCTGATATAACTCTTCTGTGTTGTCCTCTATCTCTCGCACTAATCGCAATAAATGGTTTAGCGGGATTTTCAGAAGGTTTGAAGTTATCACCAATCTTAGGTGGGTTAACGTAAACTAACGATTCAGGGAATACACTTTTGATGTATTCTTTTGAAGTTTCAGTCGTTGTGATTACTTTATCGAAACCATAGTCTCTCCATCTTGCCCCCACAGGTAATGTTTCAAATATGTACTCAGTTTGTTGTACTAACATTACTTTAGTACATTTTATATTCGCAAGTTGTTCCAAAACATTTGAATAGAATTCAGGTACTACTATAACATCATCGAGTTCCATTTGTATTTGATCTTCTTTGATTGTTACAATCGGAATATCAGAATATCTATCACCTAACCATGATTTTATACCAACATATTTATTGTCTTCTACAAGTATTTTGGCGTCATATCCATCATTTCTAAGTGTTTCCACAGTATCATAGATATATTTTACTGCCGCTCTTGCATTGTTCTTAGTATCATAGGTTAAAAAATATATTTTATTTTCTTTTTTACCTAACCGACTAAGTGCGGATTCTAATTTTTGTAAGTTTTCTTTTGTGTTACTCATCGTATTTTCTTAAAATCTCATAATTTATTAGGGTGTTAAACGCAAACTTAAACGGTAAAGACACGTCAGACGCGTATAAACCTAATGCCCCGTCTTCGGGACCCTGTTCAGTTAAAATAGTATCAATACACTGTTTTACTGTATCATACTTGAATACATTAATAGTTTGTTCGATCTCTAATTTTTCATTATCTCTCGCACTTTCTTTAGTGTCAAGTTTTATTTCACACTTTTCATTAATCTTGTCCAAGTCGATGTAATAATATTCCCCGAAGATTTCAACCATGTTTTGTCTATTTCTGTTAATTTATGAATTTCGTGCTTATTTGTAAAGTATTGATTGTAGTCATTATTGAACTTTACAGATTTTTTAAATCTTGGAGTACTATCAATTATTGATTTATTGTCGGTAATCCATAAATCACACTTCTTCCAAAGATTATCTATTTCAGAAGATATACTAAACCTAACATTGTTACCCATAAAACCATTCCTTGATAAGTAGAATAGTGTTGATGGTTTAGATTTACCTAATTCGTCAATACCGATCACAGTAAACCTATGTTCTTTATTTTTATATATTAATGTGTTTAAGTCATGAAAAACATTTTTATAAGTTGGATTGGCATGACCAAAGATCTCAACTGAATAGTCAAGGAAAAGAAAATTATTAAACTCATCTTTCGATTGAAATTTATAACTATCTAAAAGAAATTCATTTTTTACGGGTTCGATTACTCCATAGTCAAATTTATTTTCTTCTTCTGTCTTTTCGTCCTCTTCACTATCCAAATAATAATCTTTGTAGTGATAGTCGAATTTCGCTATTGTATTTCGTAGTACACCATCTATACTAATAAAAATTTCCATAAATTAATTATAATAAAAAAAATGTTATAAGTAAATCCTTAATTACTCGTATCTTTTAAGAATCTTACTGATCAGGGGGTTTCTAACGATGTCTTCAGTACCAAACTCATGGATACCTATGTGTTTTAATCCACCTAATCTAACTTTAGCATCATATAATCCACTTCTCGTAATATCTTTGAATTTATCAGATTGTTCAAGATCACCCGAGATAAAAAATTTAGAATTAAAACCTATACGTGTAAGTAATAGTTTGATTTGTGCGGGAGTTGCGTTTTGAGCTTCCTCAAAAACTAAAATTGTGTTATCAACGTTCCAACCTCTCATATACGCAAGTGCTGCAACTTCAATGAAACCTTCCTCCTTTAATTTTTCTCTACAATCCTTACCTATAATTTTATTTAATAGATAATATGATGGAAAAATATATGGATCTAATTTCTCTTCTAAACCACCTGGTAGTGAACCTAACTTTTCTTCAGCCTCTACCGCGGGTCTAACTATTATTATTTTTTCATACTTGTTGTCTTCTTCCCATAAAAGGTCTATTGCCTTTTTCATTGCGATATAAGATTTACCTACACCCGCAGGTCCAAAACACAATGTTATTTCGTTTGTATCGAGAGTCTCCCAATAATCTTTTTGGGATTGAGTTAAAAACTTTTCTCTCGGTCTTTTGAAGATTGATTTGATTCTTTGTTTTCTTGTCAATCTTTTTACTTCTCTTTTAGCCATTTGTTACTTTCCTGTAGAACCGAAACCACCTGTTCCTCTATCGGTTTCTGATAATTCATCAACTTCGATGAATTTTATTTTAGGGTTAGGAATAATCATTAATTGACATATTCTCTGACCTGTTTCATATATTTCATTACTTGTTGAATTAGAGTAATTAAAGGTTGCTATAATTTCACCCCTATAACCACTATCTATAACACCAACAGAGTTACTTAAAGTTAATTTAGTTCTTCTAATAGATGATCTTGGGAAAACCAACCCCACGTGTGTTTTTGGTATTTCAATTGCAATACCAGTTTTATAAGTTATTTGGTTTGTGGTATCATCAAACGTGTGACCAATAGAGTATAAATCCACACACCCATCACCTTCTTTACTGTAAGTTGGTATGATTGCGCTTTTATCTAACTTTTTAATCTTACATTGGATACTAAAATCAACCTCCACATTATTTTGAGGTGGTGGAGTATTGTTTTGTGTCATACCTGCGACTTCAATTGAATCGGTTGAAAGTGATTGTAAAGTACTCTCAATTTCATTCATAAAGTCTTGGTCAACGTCACCACCTTTACTTAATACAGATTCGAAATTTTCTAATTTGTGTAAGTATTCTTCTAATGTCTTTTTATCCATTTGAATTCTTTTGTTCAAAAATCGCCAAGTCAAAACCTTGTTTTACGATTTGTGCTAATGGTGTTGAGTGATACTTTGCTTGTAAATCATCATCACCTTTATCAGAGTTGACTATTGTTTGGTATTCCTCCTCTGTTAGACTAACCCCATACTTAGAACAATAATAAGCGGATCTTTCACCCACTTTCATAGAAACTAACTCATCATTAAATTCATACATTTTACCCAACTTATTTCTATGCCATTCACTTTCGTTCGGTTTAAATAAGAAGGTTTTACCTATCTGTGATAGAATCGTACAAGTTAAAATACTTGAGATGTCTTGTTGTAAATTTTCAGGTAGTATACTATTAACTTTGACAGCATATTTTGATGCAACAAACATATGTTCTACTAATCCACCAGGATATGCTCCATACATGTCTAAACTTGTTGATGCAGGTGACGTAAAAATATCTTCACCTAAAAATTTTAAAAGGTCTTCAGTGAAAATATTATACTTCTCAGAAGTTTCAATTAACTTCTTTTTGTTGGTTTCTATTTGTTCTTTTTTTAACATGATAATTATGATTTATAATATTCGGGAGTGATTTTTGAATCTATGACACATTCAATTGGCATTTTTGCAATTGAAATACTTTCACTTGATCTCATATCCTCTGAACGATATTTTGATAAAACTATTGTTGCTTCTTCTACGGACTCTGCCTCCACAACATATTTGACTTTGTCTACTCTTGGATTTCCATTTCGATCCAATTGTTCTTTTTCGTAACCTACGGTTGCTAAATAATACATAATTTATAATTTAATTTTTGTTTATTGTTTTTAAAAATTCTACCCTGTCTTGGCATACTTTTTTTAATGAATATTTGTCTTTGACAGTTTCATATAATTTTTCACCTAACTCTTCTCTAAGTGATGGACTTTCAACCAATCTCTTCATTTGTTGGAACCATTGTTTATGATTCTTAGATGTTTGAACCAACAACGAATTACCATTATCTACTTTGGTTCCTCTATCATAAGAATCTATTAAATCTATAAGATAAGGGTTTTCTGCAGTTGCGATAATAGGTTTTTTATGGAACCCCGCTTCAATAACTTTTAGTTGTGATTTATATCCATTGAATTCACTTTTAACTAAAGGTGCGAGTGACACATCAAAATAATTGTAGTTTGTTGCGTATTTGTTTATATCTAAAGTCCATCTTCTCACATAAGGTTTATCTAATTCATTTAAAAAAGGTTCTGATGAGTACCTTTTTAAATAATCAACATGTGGGATATCTAACGTTTTATAATCGTCAGTGAATATACCCTCGTATTTTGTCCATACAGTCTCTTCAGGTCTTATCGGTCTTTCATTTACTTGACCCGTCACTTTATTGATTTCTCTCATGTTACCTCTAAGATCAAACCCACACAATACAAATTGTACTTTATCTTTATATTGTCTGTGCATTTGACTTATTCCTCCCTTCATAAGTTCAATGTCGTGTAAATGTGAGGAACCACCTAACCAACCAAACCTTACTTTAGATGATTTAATAGGTTTTACTTTGAACTGATTCTCTTCTTCATTTACTGCATTTGGGAACACATGTACTCTATCATGATTTAAAAGGGATATAAGTTTATCTCTATATAAATTTGTGGTACATGTTACATAATCTGACAATCTCAACATTTCCACTCTCTTACCTGCCAGATTTTTTGATTTGAAGGTTTCATACATTGGGTGTCTTTGATCGACTCTCCAATAATCGTCGGTATCCATAACAATTGTTTTACCAACAGACTTTAACCATTTAAGTCTTTTGATATTATCTTCGTGATTTGAACGATGTATAAGTGTGTGAAATATAACAACATCATAGTTGTCAAAAAAGTCGTCCCTGTTAGGAACATCAAAAACTAAGTCCACATGTACATCCGATGAATGATTATCACCAATAAATGTAAATGGATCTATGATTCTAAATTTACCTACTCCGTGTTTGTCCGATGGTATGGCTAATACTCTTACTTTTGACATATATTAATTGTATATACCAAATAGTAAGAAAAAAAAAGGACGAAATCAATCCTTCTTCTTTGCTTTATTTACTCCTGTGATTTTACCCTTGAAAATTGAGTCACCGACTTTAAGTACGAGATTCTCGTTTATAGATGCGGTCTTTGATGCGGTTAAAATTAGTTCTAGTTTCCTATCAACTATCTCTTCTAACGTATCTTTAATCGTTTCTTTTATTAGTGATTTGATGTCTTGATTGACTACGTTTTTTTGTGATTCAACAATAGTAGTGTTTTGTTGTTTTTTGGTACCACTAATATCCCCTTCTTGTTGCATAAGTTTTTTTGCTCCCTCTACTATCGATAAGTCTAAACTATCACTAAGTGATATATTATCTACAGTTGGGATTGGGTTGTTGATCATTGCCATCTTTATTGAGTCGGGCAATTTAGAGTTTCTAATTTTATCTTCGTTAACAACATTAGACCCCACATTTCTAACATTCTGTTTTGGTTGTTCAGAAACTAAATTATTTGTCTGTGCTTGTAATGCGGTAGGATCGATGTTACCTGTAGTAAAATCTCCCCCATCTACCTTATTCATTACTTTTTTTGCGTTCGCTAATCTTCTCATAAGATCTTCTTTTGGAACTGGTTGTGGTATCTGTTGTGACATAATTTAATTTTATATTAAGTATAAGTATTTTATTTTTAATTATAAAGTAATGTTTTGATTCTCTCAATATTTTCGTTTAAACCATCATAGTTGTTGTCGTCTTCATCATTTTCATCTTCCTCATCATCTTGACTTTCTTCGTCATCAATTTTTGGTGGTTCTATACTTGGTCTATTCTCGGGTTCAGGTTGTGGTAATTCATCACTTTGAGGTTCCACTGAAGGTTCCTCAGTATCTCTATCGATTGGTTCTACTGATGGTTCCCTACTGACTGTTGGTTCAGTATCAGTTTGAGTTGGTTGTGATTCAGGTTCTTTAGGTTCAACTTTAGGTATTGATGACCAATTTGATGTTACATATGTGGTTAACATTGACCCATCGTCACCCTCTTTATAACCTGGTCTTTTTACATTGAAGGTTTCGTCATCGAATATTTCGACTTGATTCATTCTTGCCACTATAAATGTTCTCCAATTTCCTTTACCGAACCCTGTTTTAGATCTCGAAGGTGGTTCTACCCAAGCCCTTACGATCATTTTACCTTTTTTAGATACACCTAACGCAACAATCTCCGCCTTTACTCTTCTTCCCGCCTGTACTTGTTTTCTTGGACCGTTGTAAAAGAAACTAACGGGATTTCTTTGTTTGATTGCATTTGCTAGTGAACCAGGTCGATTTTTTTTAGATTTTAAAATCGCGGGTATTCTACTCTGTTCAAATAAAAAGTTATATATGTCTTTTATTAATTTCATTAGAAATC